TTTCATCCTTGAGAAAACAATCCGTGGTGTATGCTCGTCATATGTTCTCCTTCCTTTGCCGTAAGCACTTGAAGATGACATTTAGTTCAATTGGCTATATATTGGGGAGAGACCATTCCAGCGTGATGAATGCGATTAATGTCTTTGATAATTTAGTTACACACGACAAAACAACAAGACAGACATATGAAACATCCGTTCAGTTATTATGTGATTACTTGCACCAAAGGACTCTCGTCATCGATACACATCCTGTATGAGGAAGATCAGGTGATAAGATGTCAAAAAAAATACGAAAAAGATGGTTATATTTGCATTATTGAAAAGAAAAATTGAATAAAGCCGACATCATATTGGAGTTATCCAAAGCCGATTGGCTAAAGAAAGCAACCAAGAACATTGCCAAAAACAATGAGTTGGCAAGGGAGTTGTATCAATTTTACTTTTTAACCATCCTTGAGAAACCTGATGAACAAATCGAGAAAATATACAGAGACGGATACATCCAGTTTTGGTCAATCCGTCTTCTTTACCTTTGTATCAACGGCAACCGGCATCCCTTTGGCGAATCAAGAATATATGATCAACACGATGTATACGAGCTTGACTTCGCTGAAGACATTGACTTACTGGATGAGCGTGAACAAGCCGAAGGAATTGAACTTGAACGAATCAACAAAATAAACCAAGTCACAGAATCAGCATATTTTTATGAACGAGAACTTTTCAAACTATGGTGTTCTGGAATGTCTGCAAGGGCAATCCACCGAAAGACCGATATCTCCGTTCGTGAAGTGTTGAGAGTAATTAAACTAATGAAAGACCGATGCACACAGAAATAATTGGTATTGCTTGTTTGGCAATCATCATCGTAAACTTTGGTAAACCAGCCGATCTATTAAAACGCTATCTCTACGGTAGTGACTATTCCAAATGGAAGCGAATGAAACCCCTTGACTGTGCGTTTTGCTTGTCTTGGTGGTTGGGCTTGTCCTTTTTCTTGTACACCTATGGTTGGGTGGGGATACTTTATGCATCCATCGCAACTGTGATTGTAGCACTATTAGAAACTAAACTATGAGCAACATTGAATTTATATTATCACTACAACCGTTGTACGACAACTGGAAGAAAACACAAGTATTCGCACCATCACCAGAACAAGGGGCAATCTTGAACAATGTCCACCGAGAAATCTTCGGAAGGAACTTGCCTAATTGCAGTACTTGTGTAACGGAAGCATTGCACTCGCTTTTGATTTGGGCAAACCAACAACAAGAAGCCATCACCAAAGCACAACTTGCCGATGATGAGCAGAAGCCAAAGAGGAGAAGAAAAAATGAGCAATGAAGAAACACACAATGACATACCTAAACCATTTCGGATATGACATTAGTGACTTCATCCCTTGTGAGGTGTGTAGCAAAACTGCTGTGGATATCCATCACATTGAAGCGAGAGGAATCGGAGGGAGTAAGGAAGCCGATGCGATTGACAACCTGATGGCATTATGTCGTGAGGATCACATCAAGTTTGGAGATAAGAAACAATACAAGGAGTGGTTGAAATCTATTCACGAACAAAGATTGTCAATGGTAAAATAACAGCGAAATAACAACGAGAGCAATGGCAAATGAACAGAACTTGAAACCATTCAAAAAAGGCGGAGATGAAAGGATAAATCTGCAGGGAAGACCGCAGAAGCTCATCACACAAATGAAGGAGATTGGATACACCAAATCCCAAGTGGAAGATACGATGTTGGCAATGCTCACCTTGTCACGAAAAGAACTGGAGAAGATAGACCGAGGGGATGAGTACACGATAATGGAACGCACGATTGCTGGTGCATTGCTCAAAGGTCACGACAAGAACTCCCTGTTCAACTTGGAGATGTTGCTCACACGATCACAAGGCAAACCAAAAGAGACAATTGACCAAACTATTGAAAGCAAAAATTTCACAATAACTTTGAATTTAGATGAGAGCAAGTTGGAGAGGTGATGACAAACTACCACCACAAGATGAAGACATCCAGTTGGTAGCAACAACGGATGGGAGAATAACTTTGGCAAGGTACTTTGATGACCTTTGGGTTGAGGAGTACAGCAATGCAATTATTGATGTGGCATATTGGATGCCTATCCCAGTAACCCCGAACGAATGACATCACAAGACAAGGCACAAGAAATCAAAGAATCGTTCAACAACTCGTTGACGGTTAAGGATTGCTCATTGGTTGCAGTTGACCAAATCATTGAGGCGTTGTCTTATAAAACTTGGGAGAATCGCAATGAGTTGATGTTCTATTTGGAGGTCAAAGAAATACTGCAAGAACTATGAGAGTAATTCAATCCGGACATCTCGGTGATTTGATCTATTCACTCACGGCAACCAAGCGAGTTGCAGAATTACACGGTGCGGTAGATTTCCACATCGGATTCCGTGAGCAGAATACTGTTTCCGGTCATCCAAGCGGTGGATACTGTATGAACTTAAACTCATACGAATATATCAAACCATTGCTTGAGCATCAATCCTACATCCGTAAGGTAGAGATGCACTCGCACATAGATATGGGGTATGACTTTGATAAGTTCAGGCGCTACGGATTAAATCTCGCTGCTGGTGATTTGAGACGGAATCACTTCCTTGTCTATCCCGAATTGATAACAGACCTTCACGAACCTTGCATTGAAGCCAGTGAACCGATTCCATACTTTGCAGACAAGATTCTCTTAAACTTCTCATCTCGTTATCGCAATCACGACATCAACTATTTCCCATTGAAGGAACACAAGTGCGTTTTCTTTGGCTACGAATCCGAATACATCGCATTCACCGAGAGATGGCAATTGGATTGTGAACTATTAAAATGTCAGGATGCATTAATGTTGGCAACGATTGTCGGCAGTTGTAAGGCATTCATTGGAAATCAGTCAAGCACCTACGCAATCGCAGAACAAATGAAGGTGAAACGATTGCTTGAAATATGTGTTCACTCACCAAATGTTATCCCTGTCAACAATGGCTTTGACTATGTCACAAATCAAGGCTTTAACTTCTTACTTAATACCCTATGAAACTTTTAATACTAACAGACGGAATCAATGGTGTGGTTTACCATCGCATCTACGCACCACATTTGAGAATGCAAATAAACGGAGAAGCGGAGGTTGATGTCTGCCAATCACAAGCCGAATGGATTACGGTTGACCTTGCACCCTACGATGTAATTGTCTTCTCACGATGGCTTGGCAAGAACCAGTACGATGTCTTAAAACGCATCACGGATGCCGGGAAGCCTTATGTGATTGATGTGGATGATTATTGGGTACTGCCAAAATACAACCCAGCATACTGGGCTTATCGCAAAGGAATAAAGAACTCAATCAAAGATGCCATCAACTATGCGGATGCGGTATTCTGCACCACTCAAAAACTCGCCAATGAAGTAAGGACAATCAACGAGAATGTCTACATTGTGCCAAATTGTTTGGATACATCTCACAACCAATGGAAGCAACCAAAGGAGAAGAACGAGAGAGTGAAAATAGGATGGGTTGGTGGAATCACACACGAGGAAGATTTAAAGCTCATTGCCGATGACATCAATTCAATGGATGTGGATTTCTACATTTGCGGATACACTCCGAGTGATCATTGGAACAACATTGTGAAACTGATTCCAAAAGCCAACATCGTTCAAGGTACTTCGGTTTTTGAATACGGTGAGGTATACAAGCACTTTGATTTCGTACTTGCACCCCTTCAAGACAATCACTTCAACAACTGCAAATCGGAGTTGAAGATTGTGGAAGCCGCTGCCTATTCTATCCCCATTATCTGTTCAGCGGTCTACCCATACTTATACCATACCGGGAATGATGGTGTGATCTTCGCAACTCAAAACAACTGGAAGGCATCCATTGAGAAGTTGATTGATGCTGGTCATTCTGTAAGACGGTCAATGGGCGAATCAAATCGCATCTATTGTGAGACCTACCACAACCTTGAATTGCACAACCTAACACGATTAAGTGTGTACCAAAGTTTATGCAAATAACCTATCAAAGACCATATGTCACGAGTTATCAAAAAGACATCCTTGATTGTGATGCTCGTTTTACCATTACTGCTGCGAGTACAAAGACGGGCAAGACGGCATCTCACATCATATGGTTATTTGAACAAGCGTTAAAATGTAAGGACAATCAATCGGTGTGGTGGGTTGCACCGGTATACCAACAAGCGGAGATTGCATTCCGAAGGATGAAATCACAAGTGACGGACAAGAACTTCTTCATCAGCAACGAAACCAAACTTTTACTCACTCTCCCAACGGGTGCAAGGATAGAATTCAAATCAGGGGAGAAGCCTGACAACTTGTATGGAGATGATGTGTATGCTGCGGTGATAGATGAGGCATCAAGGATGAGAGAGGAGAGTTGGTATGCTATGCGTTCAACCCTAACTGCGACACAAGGCAAGTGCAAACTGATTGGGAATGTCAAAGGGAAAAAGAATTGGTTTTACAAGTTAGGGGAAAGGGCGAGAAGCGGTGAGAGTGACTATAAGTATTTCAAGATAACGGCATATGATGCGGTCAAGGAAGGCATTCT